TTAGTTGGATTTTTAATTAATGAAATCTGTCTGAAATCATTTCCAACTGTTAAATCTGCACCAGCTCCACCTGCTCCGGATAGCTGTGTATTAATCCCTACGAAGAATCCACCTAATTCTGAAACTGGATCTGTACCATGTCCTGATGGTGGTGCGATTGTAGCATTAGCTGAGGCTGAACCTGCACTAAATGTAATATCTGCAAATGTGTAATCTGTACCTTTATTAGTAACTGTTACTGAAGCTACTGCTTGGCTTGAACCTGATCCACTCATAACTGCTGTTCCAGTTGCGCCTGTTCCATCGCCTGTGATAGTAACAGTTGGAGTAGATGAATATGTTCCACCTGCGCTTACTTCGATTCTTTCTATACCTGCTGCATTCGCGTGGTCGCGAGAAGCCTTTTGATTTAAGTATTGAGCATAATCTCCTTCTGATAAAGAATTAGATGCATCTGAATCACTAGCATATGCAAAAGTTAAAATAACTGCATTTGATATAGAGTTTGCTGCTGATAAAGTAATTACTGAACCTGCAATAGATGCAATAGTTGGTGTTCCGGAAATTCCTGTACCTGATACTGTCATTCCAGTATGTATTTTTGAATTAATTTCTGATAGTATAACAGTCGTGCTTGAAGAAACTGCTCCTAATACTGTACCTTGGCCACCAAGGGAAACGGTCTTAACTGGTAGGTATGAAGTTGTTAGGAATTTTTCTGAATCTGCCACTGTTAAAGTGTACATATATTTCCAGCTATAACCATCTGATTCTGCAGTTGGTACTGTTAATGTTTGTGTTGGTTGAATAGTACTAGTACTACCACCTGCAATAATACACTTATAAACTTTAAATTCTGAAGTTATAACGTAATATTTTTTATCGTTAATTGAACCATCATTTGAATCCCAAGCAACATAAGCTGTTGCACCGTCCCAAGTATATCTTGGAACCACGTGGGTAATATCAGTAGATGAGATTTTTTGCATAGCCATAAAATTAGCTCTTGCTTCTCCAATATCATCTGCATGATCGTTCGGTGTGAACGGAGTAGTATCAGTTGTATCTGATGTGGTTAAAGACCAAACATCTGGTTTACCAATAGCTACATATACGCTATTTGCTCCGATATCTTCCTTAAAATTCTCGGCATTAACCGTTCTGAATTTTGATGTGACTATTGCTGTCATTTTCGTTTCCTCTAATCTGTGTGAACAAAACTGTTCACGTTATATCTATTTATACTAGTTGTATTCATGTTTTGGATCGATGTGGACCCAAAATGTGCTAAAGTTCCATTTTGATCGTATAACCTTGCCGTTGTATCGAACGGGGCTTTAAGTTCAAAAGGATTATTTTCATCGAATGTTTCACTACGATCTGATTTGTGGTTAAGATATAAGATTAAAATATCTTGTACATCTTTTGCACGAATCTCATTATGAACTGCACTTCCTAATCTAACTGCTGGATCGGTTAAATATCCAAATCCTACATTTGAGATAGAAGCTGATCCTGTTAAGTTTCCATTACCATCTAAGGGTAAGGTAGCTACTGCTTGTACGTTTGTACCTAAGGCATTACCTAAATTATCTTTCGCTGTTGGTGGATCAATAATAAGTGTAGGAGCTACTCTATAATTCTTTGGTTCACTTTCAACTATATTTATAGATGCTATTTTACCTATGTTTGGGTTACCACCTGGAGTAAGGAATATAGAAGAGTATCCTGATCCTCTACTTGTGATCGTAATATTATCCCCATCTACTCTTCCATTTGCATCAATAGCTAAACTAATGTTCGGTGAAGTATTTGATCCATCAACTGTACCCCCAACGGTAATAGTTGGAGCTGACGAATAACCAAATCCTGGTTCTGATACAGTTACGGTATCAACCATCCCATTTGTTATGCTTGCTGTAGCAGTTGCTGTTATACCTGTAAATGTGTGAGTCGTACCAGAACCAACTCCCGATATATTAAGTTCTACATCGTCTGTTGTTAAAGATAATCCAATTGCATTTCCTACTTTAGCTAAAATTTTATATGTTGTTCCACTAACTAATCCGGCAATTGATGTTCCGGTAGTTGCGTATGTTAAATGATCTGTAACTGCAAAAGTAGCTGCTTGTGCTGCACTTAAAGTTATCCTATTAGTTGATGTACTTACGATAGAAGCACTTGACCCATTAAATGTGTGAGTCGGAGGTGCAGTAAATGTTAATGCTGGAGCAGTAAAATCTTTTCCACCAGCACCTATTAAGATTGCATTTACTTTTCCATTCGCAATAGTTGAGGTTATAGTCGGAGTTGTATATCCGCTTGTTCCATCTGCTGCTGTAATTGTTGGTGGAGTTAAATATCCTGAACCAGCTGCTGTAATACTTGTGCCTGTTATAACACCATTTTTTAATGAAGTAGATAACGTAGCACTTCTGTGTATATTTGCAGAAACTGACGGAGTAAATGCTGATGCAAACATTTCAACTAGTAGTGGTATATCTTCAAGACCAATAACACCTGGCTGAATTCCTGGCATTGCAGAAAATAATCTGGCCAGTGTACTCATCATTTTCTTATTATTTACTGTACCTATATTAACAAAGTTTAATAACAATAGAATTTCACCGAAGAATTTAAATCCTGCTGGGTGAACTAATCTTGTAAAAGCATCTGACCAATCAGAAACGTTTTTACCTGTTTTAATTAAATAACTAAACTTCTGATAACGTAAACTATCTTGTAACTTTATTCTGTCAGATAAGAATCCTTTGTTATCAGTAAAGGCATTCGAGTTAGAATCCCAACTCCCGGATGAAGGTATTAACGTAACATCGTAGGGTCTTTCTACTTCTACCACTTCGTTAAATAATAATCTAAAAAAGATCTCGATTGAATCAGAACTACCTCTTACCTTATAAAAATCAATAATGTTCTTATATAGGTTTCTTTTATTAACTGTAACATCTCTTGGAATAGCTTGTGCAATTTCTTTTTGCATAAACTCTAAATAGTTTGTAGCATTCCCATCAATATCCATAGCATCTTCAATAGTATTCATTACGTTTGAAGGACCAGGACCAACCCAGTTTTTAACAACGGTTGTTAATGTAGATGTTTTACCATTATGAGAAGCTAATCCGGTTACGGTAAATGTTTTACCAACCTCTGATGTTTCTTTAGCTAATGTTCCAGGTAAGTCATTACCATTTGTAATAGCCACATTAATAGTATTTAAAGCGATTGTAGTAGTTGTTCCATCCGTATTAGTAATAAGCAAACTAGAGCTTTGCCCAGTTTCGTCGGTGAAGAATTCATCATTTTCACTCTTTGGATCTAATATTCTAAATGATGCTTTACCATCTAGAACTACATCACTAAATGTTTTTGTTTGCTCGTATATAAACTCTTCCATATTCATGAAAGTATAATAGGATTTCATTAAAGCTTCTAGCTTCGATGAATTTTCTAATATGTGAGCTGGAACTAATTGCTTATAATTAATATGCTCTTTGGTTTTCTTCTTAGAAGATACTACGCTTTCTACGTATCCCGGTGAACTATATTCGTGATCGGTTGCCATTATTTTAATCTAGGTGTTGTTGCGTATGTGATTGAACCAGAAGATCCACTTACTGAAATTGTATCAATCTCTGGGGTAATGGTTACTCTTGCATTTTCTATAGAAAGTAATTGATCTCTTTTTGGTGCTAAATCTAATGAGTTAGGTATAACTGTTAATCTAATAGTTGTTGCTGAACTTGGAGCAAAACTATTTAAAGTAATTTTTCCTGTTACGGGCTCTATTAAACCGGCATCAGCTATCACGGTAACATTCTCTCCTGCTACTTTTTTATAAACTATAACAGTTCTATTTGTTGAACCCACGATTGGGGTATCACCAAAGTAATGATCTACACTATTAATTAAAAATGCAGTAGAAGATAATATATGGGTTGTTGATGACCCAGATTGATAAAAAGGAGAAGTAAATGTTAAAGTAAAGTTGT